GGGGGGGCGCGGGGGGAGGCGCGTCTGCGCGCGCCGTCCCCTAGAAGCGGGCAGTCCTGGAAGAACTCGACCACCGCTTCGATTATTGAACCAGCTGCCATTTTATCCCTCCAACATCCGCTTAATAGCTGCTTTGTGTTTCGTCTTCATACGCTCAAACCACTTGCCGCCACGGTTCGCGTCATAACTGCGCGACGTGCTGGTGTTGTAGTACTGCTGCTTCGCGTATGGTGCGATGTATTTCACCTCACCACTGCCAATCACCGTGCCCAGCGTGCCGGATTTTTCCAGCGTGCCAGTGCGCAGGGGAACCATCGGAGAACATAGGCGAAGGACCTCGCTGTCAATGATCTCCTGCTTCTTGCTGAGCACGCCATTGATGTGCTGCTCGAAGCCAGGGTTCCATTTGAGCTCTGCCTTGCCGTTTGGCCCTTGAATAAGGGAGCCGCGAGGTGTCTCGATTGGTTTGAAGCCCATCATGCACCTCCGATCCGCCAGTGCTTCACAGCCTCCGAGCCCCTGACAGTGTTGTCAGCGTATTCCACGACACGGATCAGATCCGCATGGAGTTCTTTGGCCAGAGCATCCAACCCCGGTTGTGTGATAGTCTCCGGGAGGTCGTCCTTCTGAGCTGTTAGGATGTAGTCCCCTTTACGTAGTGTCCAGAAGTTTGACGCCTCATCATCAGCTAGGGCCTTGTAGGCGTCCTCGTTCACGTAGGTGCGGCCGTCTTGCACCTCTGCACTGAGTGGGATCCTGAGCTTGAACTGGATCGACTCCGCGTTCACTCCATTGGAGTGGCTGGATCCACGTGCTTCCAGGTAGGAAGCGAAGGAGATCCTGGTCGGCACGAAGACCTCGCGCCTGGTTGCTTTGTCAACTCTGCCATTAAAGACAGTGATCGCAGTCGCAGCTTCCATCGCAGCCACCTCCTCCCGGTTTGACCTTCCGGCTCAGCCATCCGGTCGGGAGAAGGTAGAGCCTAATCGCCTCGTAGACCTTCTTGCGAAGGACCTCCTCAGTGGTCTGGCCATCCTGGGCTTCTGTCACGTAGCTGACGGAGTAGCCGTCGTTGCTCTCAGATCTGAGCCCAGTGGTGCTCCCTGCCTTCTCATGCTGGTAGATCACCTCCACAGCAGCGCACACGGCCACCATGATGGTGTCGCTCTCTGTTGCAAAGATGTCGCCGTTGATGTAGGTGAGCGCCCTGATGTGAGTCTCTGCCTGCATCTCAGCACGCGGAAAGCTCTCGGCGGGGATGATGCCGCCGAAGGCCTTCTTGTAAAAGTCATAGCTTACATACACGAGCCACACCTCCCATCATGCAGCAAGGTTTACGCCTGCGCCTGCAATACCGCAAATGGGAAGCGCTTCGCCTTGTCCTTCTCGAGGCTGTTGATAGGGTTCGGGATCTCCCAGCCCAATCTCATCACAGCGCGAAGTGCGACCATGTCGTTCTGCATGAGGTTGTACGCGATCGTGCCGTCAGGGTTCTGAACCACGCCCTCAGTGAAGAGCTTGAAAGTGATGTCCTGGCGAATGGAGTACACAAGCTGAGAGAAGTCGCCGGAGATCATCTCGGCCTTTGTAGCATCCATGGCACCGTTGCGAGGGAACTGCATCGCAGAGCCGTCGAGGGTGTAGTTCGCGCCGTTCTGCATGCTAGACATGAACAAAGGGCGGCCCTGCTTGTCTACGAGCTCGCGGAACTTCGCGCGCATAGCGATGTCAGCCATGTGGCCAGATACGAAGAAGCCGGACTTCTCGACCTTAGCGATCACACCGTCGGTGCCCATGATGTCCTTGTAGAGGTCGCCTGTCTCCTTAATTACTGCACCCGCAGTTACAGCAGAAGGAACGAGACCTGTTCTCCAGTTGGTAGGCTTGCCCTCACCGAAGAGGACGGCTGCGTCAATGACCTTGCCGAAGGCTTCCTGAATGCGAGGCTTCACCTCTCCCCAGATGTCGTACTCGGAGTCGTCAAGCACCGCCTCAGGAATAGGCACGATGACAGCGATTTCCTCTGCGTAGATGACCTTCTTGTCCCAGGCCATCTTTGTGGTCTTCTTCTGGCCAGCGTCGCCGTCCACGAAGTATGCCACAGGAAGAGAGTCAAGCACCGGGAGCTTGGTCTGCTTGCTTGTCATGTTTGCGAGCTTACGTCCTGCGGAAAGCACTGCGGACTGCTCGATGGTTCCCTGGATGATCTCAGCCGCACGGTCCTCAGGGATGAGTGCCTCAGCGCCGGATCTGTCGATGATGTTGACACCATCAAAAAGCTGTAAGTTGAATTTCTTCATGCTGTTGATCCTCCTTGTGATTATCTGCGAGCCGCTCTGCGGATCGCGTCGTTGATGCTTGCGTTGTCGCCCTGCTGCGAGCCGCTGCCCTGGCTTGCGTCTGTGCCAGTCTTTACACGGTAGCCGCTGCCGCTCTGAGCGTAGCGAGGGCTCTCTTTCAAGAACTTGGCCATCGCCTTCTCGAAGTCGAGCTTGTCGTCTGCTTCCATGAGCTTGCCGATCTTGAACTGGACGTAGTCCATATCCTCAGCCTTCACACCCCTAGCCTGGAGTGTTTGGGTCTGCTTCATCGCGGCCAGCTCAGCCACAGCCTTGTCTCTCTCCTGCGTGATGGCGTCGACGTTTGGCTTCTGCTTCTCCTTGTTGGCCTTGTAGTCTTTGAGCGCCTGGTTGACCTCTTCCTCGCTCATGCCCTGCTGCTTGAAGTAGGAACTAAGCGCGGCCCTCTCGGCTCTTTCGGCTCTTGCGTTTGCAATTTCCTCGGCCTGCTGAAAGCTGTAGCCTCCGCCATTATTTCCAGTGGATGACTGGCCACTGTTTCCAGTCCCGGCTGCTCCGCCCTGAGCTCCCTGCGCTCCGGCGCCAGATTGACTGCCGTCGTCAAAAATCTGTAGGTTGAAGTGTTTCTTCATGTTGGCCTTTCCTCCGTTTTTATAATGTGCGTGAACATTTTCCAGCTCGTTAAGCCAGAGCCGTCCGGGCATAATAAAAGCAGCCGGGGCTGCTATATTATCGTGATTTCTCCGTAGCTGTCGCGGATGCACTTCATCCCGATCAGCCACGTGTCCAAGAGCACCTGGCCTTTTTCATTAGTCTGAATCCAAGTGACGCAGACGTGGCCATCTCGCTCCTCTTTGTCTATCTTCATGCCTGCCACTGCGCTCAGCCCCTCGATCAGTGTGAGGGTCAGCGCAGAGACGGCCGCGCAGACAATGTTATTCCCCGCCGGTACTCCGTCAGGTCTCGCTGCGTGGCCGTCCACTGTCAGGCTGTTCTGTGTCAGTGTAGCAATGATCAAAACTCTGCCTCCTCTATGCGCTTTTGGCTCGTTTTGAAGTAGCCGGGATCCAGTTCGATGCCGTAGAAGTCCAGCCCCATGTTCATGCAGGCCACACCGGTGCTGCCGCTTCCCATGAAGGGATCCAGCACGGCACCGCCGTCCGGCACAAGCTGCAGAAGCTGTTCCAGAAGAGGCACAGGCTTCTCTGTTTGGTGGTGCTTATCTTTTGACTGCACACCTGGGACGCTGTAGCAGCCAGCGGCTACCTTGCAGCCCTTGACCATTGGCGCAGGTCGGGAACCGTTTGAGCCCCACACTAGGTACTCACAGTCGTTTCTGAAGCGCTCAGGCGTTGGCCTGCTCGTGCGCTTATCCCAGACAACGATGCCCAGCCAGATGAAGCCAGCCATCTGCACGGCGTCGGCCATTGCTGGAAGATTGCGCCAGTCGATAAACGCGCCCAGGATCCCCCCTCCTTCACTTTCGAGCGCACTTGGGCGAAAACCTCGCGGCAGAACGCCGTGAAGCTCCTCTGGTCCATATTGTCACCGGAGAAGTTCTGGAAGCGTGCAGCCCCCTCGTGCTCTTTCGAGCAGTACTTCGTGCGGGTGTCCTGTTTTCTGTTTCCAGCAAATAGCCCGCCGGAGCTGTATGGCGGATCGGTCAGCACCATGTCGATGCTGGCGTCCGGTATGTTCTGGAGCTCTGCCAGGCAGTCTCCGTTGAAGATCTGGTACATGCTTCTCGTCCTCGTTTCTATATTTTGACATGAAAAAACCACCTCGCTGTCTCCAACTTGGTGGTTAATTTTTGTAAAACTCTTTTGGTATTTCGCTTTTACTGGCGAACGCCTCAAACTCTTCATCGCTGAGTCCGTCGATATACGCGGCCAGCTTTTCGGTGTCGACACGGTCGTCACATATTAAATTGTTCATTCGCTGCCTCCTATAATTTTTTGAACGTGAAGCCGAAGTCCTCGGCGAGTCGCTTGAGAACTTCCTCATCTCGCTCAATGCCATTATAATCCTTACTATGTCGAATCGCAACCATTTCATCAATAGCCTGGATCTCTCTCGACGGTCCTGTGTAGTAGTATATGCTGCCGTCGTGCCCTATAGTCAGGCCCGCAGCAGCTTTATGGCTGAGCAGCTCATTGATGTCTGCGACACTTGGCGGCGATCCATGCGGATGATTATGCAGCATAAGCAGCTTTTCTCCTCTTGCTTCCGCTCTTGCCACGTCGTCCATGAACTTCTGGTCTCTTTGGATGCCGAACGGCGTCTCCTGGTTCGTGATCTTGGCCACGTCCTTGCCAGTTGTCTGACTGATCGCGTAGATCTCCTCGGTCGTTTTGCCGTCTCTATGCGCCAGCATGTTCCTGGCTCTTTGAGCGGCAAGCTCGTCGGCTTTGGCGTTACCAGTAACACCTGAGAAGCGCGTGGTGTACTCTTTGCTCCTGATGACAGACCACTGCACAGCCTCCGCGCCTTCCTTCGTCCTTCTGGAGGACTCTCGTGCTGAGCTCGCCGCATCCATATCCTTGCGGCGTCTCTCCTCCTGGCGTTCTTTCGCGCGGTTGATCTGCCCCGCTTGCCATGCTGCAAACTTCTGAGGGCTTGGTGAGATCCTGCCCGGTGTTCTTCCGGTGTAGACCCTCTCCATCTGAGTCGGCAGCTTCATCCTCTCAGAGAAGGCTCTGTACTCCTGGAGCGTCGCCTGGTACTTGCACTGGTACTCGGTGATCGTCTCCGGATCAGCGCCGGACTGTCTGAGGAGTTGCACCCGTTCACGACGTGCCCTCATCATTGTCTCGAGCTGTCTCTGTCGCTGGGTTGCCTGGTAGGCGTTGTACTCCTTGCCCCTCCACTTGACTGTCTCGGCCTCCTCGGCTGCCTTCTGCTCCAGCCACTCGTCTGAGTACTGGCGCTGACTCACTCCAGGGATGAAGGGGTAGTACGTGTGATGGCAGTTCCAGCCATTGAGGCCGCCGCCTTGTCCTAGCCCGCAGACACTCCTCAGCTCTTCCTTGCTAAACACGCGCCCCTGCCACACTGCGTGGGAAGGTCTTGCGCCTCCATGCCAGGAGACCTCGAAGTAGTTCGTGCTGAGCCTCTGAGCGTTGAGGTCGGTGACATGTCTAGCCACTTGGCCGAAGCCCGTCAGGAGCGCCCTGCGTGCTGCCACGTCGATGCGGTTGTGGTGTCCGCTGGCGTAGTCTATGCCATAGTCGCTGCCGCCGTCCTTGAACTGGTGATCCGTTCGGAGCCCGGAGGCTGTCATCTGGTTCACCATCTTGCGGGTGAGGGTGCTGTAGTCGTAGGCGCCGCCCACCATGCCGGTGATGGCGTCGTCCAGGTAGCTGTTGTATATTTCAGAGAGTGGCGTGAAGACCTTGGAGCCGTTGCCCGTGTCGACCATGAAGCCGGTGCTCTTCGTGATGTTGAAGAGCTCCTCCGTGCTCTGCTGCACCATCGCGTCCACGAGCTGCTGGAGCTCCTGGTTCTGTTCGTATGGGATGAACGGCTTGCCGGTGGCCTCGTAGACCTCCTTCATGCCGGTGTACTCTCTGGCGATGACTTCATCGTAGAGCTGGCGGACCATTTCCTCGTTGCCGCCCAAGGCCTTGCTGATCAGCGCCCTGATGTCCTCCAAGCTATTGCCCAGGATGATGAGGCGCTGGATCTGCCAGTCAGCTGCCTCGGTGATCGTACCAGCCTTCTGGATCCGGCGAACGATGTCCTCCATGATGGAGACCTCCAAGTCTCTCATCTTCTTCTCTACTCCTGCGGCGAGCAGGTTGTGGTAGCTCTCGTCCACTTATCAGAAGATCACGCCAGCGCTTTGCTCTGGGAGGTTCTCGCGTGCCTTTTCAATGGTCTCGCCGTACCACTTCGCACGGTACTCGTCCAGGCCCATCGCGCCGATGCTGACGTCCTGGCGGTCCTCGTTGCGCTCTGCGCTGCTGTCTTCGATGATTGAGTCGTCGAAGTCGATCGTGATGTCTGCGTCTTCTTTGAAGCTGCCCAGTTTAGCCGCATTGCCCAGGCGGATGATCACGCGGATCAGATTCTTGAGAACATCCTCCAGGATGATTTCGTGCTTGCACACTGATCGGTAGAGGTCACTGTTCTCGCTGATGACCTGGGTGGCTGTTGTTACATTGCCACGCTCGAAGCGATAGAACTGAGTGCCGAAGCCACACTTGAAGCCGAGGAGGTTAAGGTCGTTGTTGATCGCATCCTCGTGCTCTGTGACTCTGAGCTTCATGTCAACCTCGTGCATCGCTTCCTTGGTGTCCTTGAAATAGTCCTCCGGCAGCGTGTAGAACACGGTGTCGTTAGGGTCGAAGATCTGCTCGCCGTTTGCGTCGGTCAGCATCTCAGGAGCCACGAAGATGCGCTTGCGGCCGAGCTCGAACTCGTTCGCATAGCTGTCATACTCCAGGTCGATCTTGGCGAGCACGTCGCAGGCGTTGGCGTAGATGCTCACGCCCATCGGGTTGGTGTCATCTTCGTCCACATTGTTGGCGATGTTGAGTTTATCGATCACGAACTGAGGCTTGTCGCTTCCAGTCTCGACCCTTGGAGCCAGTCCCTGGAAGTATGGGATCTTGTTCCAGTCTTCCTCGCTGAGCTCTTTGCCCGCTCCATCGCACGCCAACACCACGCCGTTCTCGATGACGTACTGGAAGCCACCATCCTCCGTGGTCTCCCTCTTGTGGAGCTGCATGTGGGCGTACTTCTTGCGCTGGTAGGTCTTCTCGAATACGAAGAGGCACTCCGTGATCCTGCCGTTCTCCCAGGCGGTCGGATAGATGCTGCGGGATACAACATAATCCAACTTGATTTTGGCACTGATGATGTTGCCCCCCTCATCCACCTCCATATCGGTCAGATATGGCACATAGGCCACCGTACCACAGGCAGCCTTGCGCTCCTGGTACTCGTTGCCCAGGACGTTGAATCTGGCATCCTCGAGCACCTGGTTGACGAAGTCGCTGGTCGCATTGTCATCGATCGTGATCTTGACCTTCTCGTTGAGAAGCAAGTCGGCGATGTCCTCGCAGATCTTCTTCGTCATGCCGAGACTTTTGCGTCGGCAGTTTGTGTGCTTGCCGCTTCCGTTGTAGATGCGATAGCTGTGGAACCTGGCCACATTTCCACGGTACCAGCTGTCCCACAATTTGATTTTTGTGTAGAAGCTGCTGTCGACGGTGTCGATGCCCTTCTTCTTCAAGTAGGTGAAAATATTCATTGATCACCGTCCTCCTTTTCGTCTTGCACTGGTAAATATCTTTTGACCTTGCTCCAGAGCCCCATCACCAAGTAGCGGATGGCGTCCATGCAGTGATCGTTTGTTTTGACTGGGACCTCTCGGCCCTTCTCGATGCTTTTCTTGTCGTACTCGTACAGCCCGAACTCCTCGATGGCCATCTCCTGGGAAGGATCCACGGACAGCATCCCGAAGGTCAGGAGCTTCTGCACGCGGCTGATGCCCAGCGCGACGTCGTTGTCAGCATCTCGCAGCAGCACGGCGTAGTCACACGGTCGCGTTGCCCTCTTGATTTCTTCCGCCAGGCCCTTGGCACTGGGGTCGATATACACGTAAAAAGTGCTGCAGGAATATGTCTCGTGCAGTTCATCAGTGAACGCCACGAAGTCCTTGGCGTACTCGCTCGGGCTCTTCTGCGTTCCAGTGTCTCGGCCGCTGTGGTAATACTCAGCGAGGCCGTCCAGTCGGTGTCGATTCGTATTGAGACCGACCGCCTGGTATGTGGTGGCATTCTGTTGACCGTAGTCGACGCCGATGCCTATAATCGGGAAGGCTTTCTCCTCTGTCCGGTGGATATTCTTGCCGCCGAACATGTAGTAGATCACCTCGTCCACGCCGATGCACAGCCCTAGCCATAGCCAGCGCCACTGCCTCTCGTCGATCGTCTTTAGGATCTCCGCAGCCTCGACCAGCTTCGCACCCAGCCAGCTAACTGGGACGTCTCTGTAGTCGACGTGCACATGCAGCACGTCGGGGCGCTTCTGCATCTTGGCCAGCCATGTCATGACTGGCGCATTCGGGTTCTTCGGCGGGTTGAAGAGGTAGAGCATCTGGAAGCCCCCGGCGTTGCCTCTGATGAAGGTTGCCTCGATGTTCTGGAGCTCATCCTCACCCTCTCCATCGGTGAAGAACTCACTGACCTCATCCAGGAGCACCAGCTTGATCAGCTTGCTCTCGTCGATGATGCCCTTGGTGTCGTCTATGCTGTCGGATCCGGTGAAATAGATCGTGTTGCCGTTGGGCTTGTAGGTGACCTCCATGGGGCTGACCGTGATCTTGAACTTGCTCTCCGGTATGCCCAGGCGCTTGATCGCCCTCTTGATCTCCTTGTAGATTGTCTTCCTCAGCTTGTTGTGCCGCTTACGGATGACCACCTCAGAGCACTCTGGCAGGCTCACCAGTTTATAGACCGCCTCAATAGCGGCCTCACTCGTCTTGGTTCCAGCACGCCCAGACGTCAGGATCTTGTGCGTGTGGGTCGCATCGTTGAACGCGTCCCAGAAGGCTGGGATGATCAGGCCACTGATCCGTGTCTGCTTTTCTTGTGTCATTGATTATAACGACCGGCGCCTCATCAGCACCGCCGCCCTCCAGTTTGGACTGCATCAGCCGGAGCCTTGTCTTCTGCTCCTCTGTGGCTGCAGCCCAGTCCTTGTGCAGCATCTCGTCGTACTGCTTGATCATAGACCTGAGCTCTGACTGCGCCCTGGCCTGTGCTTTCATGAAGCCAGCCTGCTTGTCCCAGGCTTGCTGGACTTCCCACTCTTCTGTGCTGCCTGTGCCGCTGTAGCCCTCTTTGATCTTCGTGGTCGTCAGGTCGTCCTTGTCGGTGACGAAGCTGATCTTCTGAGCTCTCATGATGGCCACGTAGGCGATCTGTATCTGATCCCAGAGGAGATCCAGCGGCGAAGTGTCTGCCGTGATATTCATGATCTCCATGGTTTCCTTCGGGATATACTTGGACAGCAGTCCCCAGCGCTTGGCTCGCTGGTTCCCTGGTGGAGCACCCGGGCCGCCTTTATTGCCGACGGCGTTCTTGTTTCCTGGTTGTCCGCCGCTCTTTTTCTTTTTGCGAGCGTTCGTTTTTTTGCTTCGCGAGCGTCCGCCATCCCATTTATAGATGCACTTCCAGCGTCTGACCGTTCCTTCAGGAGCATCCAGCCGTTTGGCTATTTCCACAAGTTTGAGGCCCTGCCTATAGAGCGCCAGAGCCTCGTCTGCCTTGGCGTTCTTTGCTTTTGGCACTCTCTCACCTCCATGCTCATGTTAGTTTTTCACATAAATGGAGAAGAGCGAGGATTTCTCCCCGCTCTTCGCTGCTTACACTATAACATAGACCTGTACTGCATTTCACTGAACAGTTTGAAAACGGCTTCTTTTTTGACCTTATACATCCACCGCTCACTGTAGCCGATCAGGTCGGCCACCTTTTTGGGTCCGTACCGGTTCACGTAGTAGAACGTCAACACAGAGCGCTCAGTCGGATCCTCCAGGAGGTCAATGGCTGCATTGACCTCTGTGATCAGAGCCGCCCGCTCTTTGTTCAGGTTCTCCAGTTTGGCTTCCAGGTCGATGATCTTTATAATCGTTTCCTCCTGCGGGTTTTTAGGCGACGACTGGATGCTATCCTTGTCGTATTCGATCGCCCCCGGTAGAAGGCAGCCACGAAGCTCCTCGATCGTCTCCTCCAGACGACGGATCTCCAGCTTCTTCCAGTGCGGCCACATCAGGAAGTCGTACACGGCGCCGAGTTCTTCGCTATTCTCCATCAGAGCCACCTCCTTCCAGCATCGCCTCCAGGCTTATGATCAGCTTGTCAGCTGCCAGCGCGTAGCCGTACTCAATGCGGGCCCCTCTTGACTCTTCCCAGCCATCCAGCTGGATCAGTGCGTCGCACATTGCCAAGATGCTCAGGTCAAGGTTCATAATTTCGCCATACTCGAACTCGTGGCCGATCACCTTCGTGAGCTCTGCCGGGTTTACGATAGCCGTGTACCCCTTGGCCCTTAGCCTTGCCGCTGCACGTTGAAATTTTCTCTCGTAGTTTGGGCCCGTGCTTCCCCCCCCCCTCCTCTTCTGTCGCGACCCTGGCCAGCGCCTGCTCCGCCGTTGGGTCTTTGTAACCTTCTCCGTTCATTTCTTCGCTCCCTTGCTTTGATCTTTAACTTGACGACGTTGAGACCTGTCTCAGTCAGATCAGGATCCTCGAAGCGCAGACCGCTCCGGTGGAGTTCCAAGTTCTCCGCGTTGCTGATCAGCATGAGGTTGTCGATGTCGACGTTCTCCTTGCTGCCGTCCTTAAAGCTCACCATCATGCCCTCAGGAATTGGACCTTTGTGCTCCTCCCAGGTTGCTCTGTGAAGGAACTCCCAGCGCTCCCACTGCGTCCCCTTCATCTGCTTCTTCCTGAGAAGATAACCATCCGTGTTCTTGACGACAGCGCCAACTTGTAGCAGGTTATGTGGTTTTTGCTGCGGTTTGAAGCGTGTGGCCTTGGTGCGCTCAATTGCTTCCGGGCTCATGTAGTCCGTCTGCTTGAGCCCCTTGTTGACCGACTCCCGCCCTTTCTTGAAGCGACAGTCCAGTTCGGAGGTGATGCCGTGGTTCTTCTTGTAGGCTCTCACTCTCGTGGCGTCGATGATTTCCTTGCCGTAGTGTTCATTGATGAGCTTGGCGATCTCGTGGCAGTTGCGCCCCCTTGCGATGCTTCTCATGTAGTCCGCCATATCCTCAGGGTAGACCAGGCTCCAACCCTTAGGCTTCCCGGTCCTGGTCCCACTTTTCAAGTGGTGGTTACACTTGTAGGAGTGCATCCGGACCTCGTCGAAGTCGGTGCCCACTTTTTCGTTGGTCAGTTTTGCCAGCTCTGCGCAGGTGAGTCCTTCCACATGCTCACGGATGAACTCATGCACCTCTGGCGGGTATCGTCTACTCACTTCTTACTCCCTCCCCGCTCCTTGAGTGCTAGCATTGCCGGTGCTCCGGCTTCATCTGCGCTAGGGTAGCCATACTCTGCCATGTGCACCATAGTCTTGTATGCCAGCTCTGCGTTCTGTATGATCTGACCGGCGACCTTTGTCATGCCGTCGGCTCTTTTCAGTTCCTTGTCAAGCTCCTCATCCGTGAGATCGTCATCGTTGAGGCGCTCCATCGCCTCAAATAGGTGGTTGTTTAAGTCTTCTAGGGTGTTCTTCATGCTCTTCTCCTCTCTTTCAATGCTGCCAGTAGTGCCGCCTGGCTCGTGTCCTTGCTCTCCAGGGCTCTCATCACCTGCTCGTCCACCGTGCCCTCTGCGATGAGGTGGTGGATGATGACCGGCTTCTGCTGGCCCTGCCTATATAGTCGGGCGTTGGCCTGCTGGTACAGCTCCAGACTCCACGTCGGTCCGTACCAGACAATCGTGTGCCCTCCGTCCTGGAGGTTCAAGCCAAAGCCCACGCTGGCCGGATGCGCTAGGAGCACTTGCACCTTTCCGTCATTCCAGTCAGCGATGTCCTTCTCGTTGTTTAAGATCCTGGCCTCAGGTATGGCCTTCTGTATTGCATCCAGGTCGTGCTTGAATGAGTAGAAGACCAGCACCGGGCTGCCGCTAGTGTCTACGATCTCGGCCAGAGCCTCGACCTTCTTCTCATGGAACGGTACGACCGCGCCTTCTGCGCTGTAGACGTTGCCGTTCGCCAGTTGCAGCAGCTTGGTCATGACCGCCGCCGCGTTTGGCGCGACGATGTCCTCTCCCTCCAGGCTGATGATCTGATCCTTTTCGAGCTGCCGGTACTTCATCAGCTCCACTGGGGACAGTTGCACCGGGATGATGTTGTCGATCCGCTTCGGCAGTGTCAGATAGTCCGCCGCGCTCATGCTCACGCAGATGTCGCCGATCCGGCGCTCAATCTCTTCCTTGGCTCCTCTGATTGGGATCCACTTGTAAACCACATAGCCGTTGTGCGCTCCTGCCTTGAAGTATCTCTCGCGATACGCTCCGAGCGTTCGGCCAAGGCGTTCGCCTCTGTCCAGGAGGTACACCTCAGCCCATAGATCCATCAGACCGTTGGGACTTGGCGTTCCGGTGAGGCCCACGATGCGCTTGGCTGCGGGTGCTGCTTTCCGGAGTGCTCGGAAGCGTTTCGCCTGTGGGTTCTTGAAGCCGGAGAGCTCGTCGATCACGATCATGTCGAACGGCCAGCCCTGCTTGAGCTTCAAGTAGTATTCCACAAGCCAGACCACGTTGTCCCTGCCGATCACATAGATGTCAGAGTCAGACGCCAGCGCCCTGCGACGCTGTGCTGGAGCCCCCAGCACCCTGGCCACCGTCAGATCATTCAAGTGGTCCCACTTCCTGTGCTCTCTCGTCCATGTGTCCTCAGCCACTCGCTTCGGAGCTATGACCAGCACCTTCGAGATCTCGAAGCGGTCGTACATGAGCTCCTGGATCGCTGTCAATGTGATGACAGTCTTGCTCAGCCGAGGCCCATATCTAAAAACAGACCGACGTGTGAATTTTTCACCACCATGTCAATGGCTCTCGTCTGGTAGTCGTGAGATATGAACTTCATCTGGCATCACCTCCTTCCTCTTCTCGTGCCTTTTTGACCTGGTCCCACTCGATTCCATGAGCTACACACCAGTCAATGGCCTCCTGTTTACCTTGTATGAATACGGCATTCGCTCCTCTTTTTCTCAGCTGCTCCACTTGCCACTCTTGCAGTCTCGCTGGCTTGCCAGTGTCGCTTTTTAATTCAACGAACCAGACGCGCCCGCCAGGTAGGACAGCGATGCGGTCAGGCACCCCATTATTCCCAGGGCTGACAAACTTATAAAACAGTCCGCCCATTGCATGGACGTATCTTCGAAGCATTGCCTCGATTTCCTTTTCAAGTAGCGTCATGTTCTTCCTCCTTTCAGATATGGGGGGGGACAAAAAGGGGCGGACAAAAAGGGGGGACAGCGCCCTATAAAGCCTTACGCGTGCCTCACGCGTGCTTCACGTGTGTTTTAATTGCTATTTTTTATAACTCTTATAGAGTTTTTGTCCCCTTGTCCCCTTATTGCGTTTTTGCTTGTATTTTCAAGGGTTTCAGTGTGGGGACACTATCGGGGACGTTTTCAAGTTGTCCCCTCTTTTCGCGCTATCGTTCGAGATTTTGTCCCCCGCCCCTCGAATATATACTCGAGGCTTTCCATATCCTCTGATCTTCTTGGTCTTTTCAGATCTCTCCCAGCCCTCCATCCTGCACATCAGCTGCTTGATCTCGTAGCCGTCGCGGCGGCCGTCGAAGGCATTGCGCGGTCTTCCGAAGCCCTCGCAGAAGATCTCCTCCGCACAGACCACCTCACGGCGGCGTGCGCACTCGTACTCTGCACG